GGCGTGGTCGCGTCGAAGCTCCGCGGGCTCGACGCGCAGGGCAAGCGGTTCAGCAAGCTGTGGGCGGGCCTGTTCTCCGGGATCAACCTGGACCCGGTGCTCGACGCCGTCGACACCCTCGTCGGCATGTTCGACAAGGGCAACCCGCTGGCGCAGGCCTTCGCCTTCGGGATCGAGAAAGCTTTCGGGGTCGTGGCCGACAATGCAGTCGACACGGCGTATGCGATCGAAGCCTTCGCCTTGAGCGTGGCGATCAGCGCAGTGAAGGCGTACCTGTTCTTCAAGCAGAACGGCGAGAAGATCGAGAACGCCTTGCTGGCGCTGGGCGTCGCGCTCGGCGTCGCCGCCGTGGGGTGGGCGTTGTTCAACGCAGGCATCATCGCCGGCTGGGTGTCAGCAGCAGCAACCGCCGTCGCCTCTGCAGCAACCATTGCAGCCGCGTGGGTCGTGGCCGCTCTACCGGCGCTCGCAGTCATCGCCGCGATCGCAGCCGTGGGCGTGGCGATCTACATGCTGATCACGTACTGGGACGAAGTCGTTGAAGGTATCAAGCTGATCTGGTCCGACCTGACGTCTTGGTTCGGCGGGCTCGTGACGGAGATGGTCGACGTTGGCCGCAACCTGCTGATGGGCCTCGTCGAGGGCGTGACCGGCGCGGTCGGCGCGGTCGTTAGCGCCGTAACTGGCGCCGTCGGCTCGGCTATCGACGCCGCGAAGGACGTGCTCGGGATCGCCTCGCCCAGCAAGGTGTTCGCTGAGATCGGAACGCAGACGGCTGCCGGGTACACGCAGGGCGTAGAAGCCGGCACGCCCGAGGCGCAGGGCTCGCTGGCGGCCATGGCATCCCCGACCGACGCGGGAGCGACGGCGCCTGCCGCGGCTGCGCAGAGCGGGTCGGATGCGGGCAGCAGCGTGGGGCGTGGGGCGTCGTTCGACTTCCAGGGCGCAACGTTCGTGTTCCACGGCGTGGCCGACGCAGAGACCGCCAGCGATCGGTTCGCGGAGATGCTCACGACGCTGCTCGAGGGCGACGCGGACTCGCTGGCAGGAGCGGCTGTCTGATGCCAACTTCGCCACACACCCACCCGGAGCTTTACCGGTCGATCATCCTCGGCGGCCAGGCGAGCCCCGGCACGGTCGCCCTTTCGAACTGCGACCGCAAGCACGACTGGGAAGTCCAGAAGCCTAAGGGCCAGACGGGAGCTGTCACCGTCAACCGCGGACCGGCCAACGGTGGGTTCACCGCTACGTTCTACCTGGCGGACGACACGGACGTGGCGGGGTGGGATTCGTTCGCCGCGCTGTGCTCGTCGACAGTGGACGGGCCCAAGCCCAAGGCGCTGTCCGTATACCACCCTGACTTGGCGCGTAACAAGATCACCGACGTTGTGGTGGAGTCGCTGGGCATCTTGAGCCACGACGGCAAGGGCGGCGCGAGCGTCGTCGTCAAGTTCCTGGAGTTCCGCCCCCCGAAGCCGAAGCCTGCGAGCAAGGCTGCCGCAGCGCCGCCTGCCAAGGCGAAGCGCCCGGACCCTAACGCAGCGGCCAAGGCCGAACTCGCGGCGTTGCTCGCGCAGGCACAGTCGCCATGAGCGATCCGCTTAAGACGCGCGCGCGCCTCGCCGCACTGGTCAAGCTTTACGGCTTGGACGTGATCGTGCGCGCGTGCTTGGAAGCGGCGGGCTTGGCGAAGCGCGGCCCGCCGGGTTTGCCTGGCGCACCCGGGTCGGACGGATCGCCGGGGCCCGCAGGCGCAGACGGATCTCCCGGCCCTGCGGGGGCGACGGGGGCGACGGGGGCGACGGGGGCGACGGGGGCGGGGTACACACTAGCGACGGGTACCGCGGACGGGTATCTGTCGCGGGTTGGGTACGTGCACGCGAGCTCGACTAAGGTCGGAGTTACTTGGTCGGGCATTACTCTCGCGGCCGCCGTCACGTGGACGACCGCGGCCGACGTGCCGGACGGCAGTTGGTTTCACTTTTGGGGCGTCGGTGCAGGGGGCGGCGGAGGCAGCGGTCCGAATACGACTGGATCAACGGCGCGCGGCGGCAGCACTGGTGCCGGCGGCGCGGTGGACGAGATGTGGCTATCGCGCGCGGATGTGATTGCCCGGCTACCGATCGTATTCGCTCCGGGCTTGGCTGGTATCGGCGGCGTTGCCGCGACAGGACTGGGGGGCGTTGACGGCGCGGGCGCCCGGGGCGTTGACGGCGTCGCATCCACTATTGGGTCGTGGCTATATGCTGGCGGAGGCGGAGGCGCGGGCGGGCTTGCAGCCGCTGATGGCACTACGGGGTCGTCCACGGACTCGGCGCCCGGTGGGGCAGGCGGTGGGCGGGGAGAGAGTGGGGCGAACGGCGGGGCCTCAACCGCCACAGCGGGTAGCCGCGGCGGTGGCTCGCCCACGGTTGGCGTAGCAGCGACATCTTTTGAGGGTGCAGGCAGTCAGTCTACTACAACTAACTTCCTGCCCAACAACGCCTACGGGACTGGGGGCGCCGCGGGAGGCGGGGCCTGCACTGTATCCACTGCGGGCCCTGCGGGAGGATCGTCGCTCAAAGGCGGTGGCGCCGGTGGCTGTGGCGGGCCCATTAACACCAGCGCGTTGGCCAGCGGCGCAGGCGGTCGCAGCGGCGTTGCGCCAGTGGTTGCAGGAGGCGGTGCTCCGAGCGTGGCGGCCACGACCGCGGCCGGTACCGCACCCGGCGGCACGGATGGTGCGGATGGCGTGGCGTGCTCCCACGCTGGCGAGGGCGGCGCCGGGGGCGGCGCGAATTCCACGGCGTCTGTGGGTGTGACGCGCCGGGCAGGCAACGGGGGCAAGGGTGGGTTCCCGGGCGGTGGCGCCGGCGGCGGCGGCGCGTGTAAGACTGGCGGGGGTGTTGGCTCAAGTTGCACAGGGGGAGACGGGGGTAAGGGCGGGGATGGGGTGATCGTAGCTACGGCGTATCCGTGATTTCCATATGACATTTTCACTCAACGGCCACGCCTGCATCTCCGGGCACGTCGATATCCCTGGCGTGGGCCTGTGGTACGCGAGCGTGGATCTCGCGGACGAGGTGCTCCTCACGGGCGCTGTCACGCTCACGATCTTGGACCAGTCGTTCGTGGGCACGATCATAGCCGGCGCTCCCGTGGACGGACGCTCGCGCTACCGGATCGTCGCGGGCGCGGGAGGGTGGGGGAAGACTCTCCCGTCGCGCGCGTACGCGAACGACGCGGGGCTGACCGTCTCGCGCATACTTGCGGACGCGGCTACCGAGGCGGGCGAGCCCGCGCCGTCGGGCCTGACCAGTAACTCAGTCGGGCCCGTGCCGACGGAGGTGCTCGGCCAACACTTCGTTCGCCCGACGCAGCCAGCCGCGTTCGTCCTGAATCACCTCGCGCCTCGCGCGTGGTACGCGCGGACGGACGGCGTGGTCGAGCTCGCCAAGCGCCCAGCAGGGCCGTTCCCCCAAGCGCCCGTCGTGGAGCGCAACCCCGCCTCGCGTGTGATTGAGCTCGCACTCACAGAGTCCGCGGCCGATATCCTGCCCGGCATTCAGACCGAGTACGGCCCGGTCTCCGACGCCGAGATCGACTTCGGCGCGGAGGGGGCGCGGGCCCGGCTCTACGCAGCCCCCACGCCCGGGCGCCGCGCGCAGGCCTACGCCCGAATCCTGGCCGCCTCCGACCCGAGCGCACGCTACCGAGGCGTGTTCGAATACCGAGTCGTCTCGCAGGCCGGGGAACGGTTGAACCTGCAACCGGTTCGGACGCGCGCGAGCATGCCCGATCTGGCCCGCGTGCCGGTGCGCATGGGCGTTCCGGGGGTGCGCGCGGAGCACGCCCTCGGCTCGCAGGTCCTCGTCGTCTTCCTCGACGCAGACGCCTCGCGCCCAGCTGTGGTGGGGTTTGACTCCCCGGACCAGCCCGGGTGGCACCCATTCCAGTACACGATGGGGGACACCGCAGTGCAGGGCGTCGCGCGCATGACGGACCCGGTGATCGCGGGCGGATTCGCTGGCACGATCACGCTCGGCAGTACACGCTTTCGTGCGGGCATATGAGCGGCATTTGGGATGTGTACATGCACACGGCGCCGAGTGGGCGTCGATACGTGGGGATTACTCGGTACGGCATGCTACACCGCTGGTCCGCGCACGTGCGCGATGCTGCTAACGGCAGCGCCCTTGCTCTGCACCGTGCGATTCGTAAGTACGGCGCGGCCGCGTTTCTCAGCGAGGTGATCGCGCAGTGCGCGTCGGAGTCTGAGGCCAAGGCCGTCGAGGTTGAATGTATCGCGGCAGCGGGCAGTCTGTTGCCTCACGGGTACAACGCCACCGCGGGCGGGGAAGGCTCGTACGGCATGCCGGTAAGCGCAGCGAAACGCGCCAAGATCAGCGCCGCGTTGAAAGGGCGTACGCTGTCCGCAGAGTGCAGATCCAAGATCAGCAACGCTCTTGCGGGCAGAGATTTCAGCGAAGAGACAAGGGCTCGGATCAGTGCGGCTGTGTCGGGCCACACAGTGACGGCCGAGACGCGCGCTAAGCTGCGCGCCGCCAACGCAGGCAAACGCCACTCGTCCGGGGCACGGGCGAAGATGAGCGCCACGCGCAAAGGCGTGCCTAAGGGCCCGATGTCCGCGGAGCACAAGGCGAAGCTTCGGGCCGCTACGCTCGGCAATACCCGATGCGCTGGCCGCGTCCTGTCGCCGGAGACCCGGGCGAAGATCTCAGCACGTTGGACGCCCGAACGACGGGCCAAGTTGGTAGAGCGGAACCGTGCCGCCGCGCGCATCAAAGCCGGCCTGTAACGTACGCTGGCGGACGCAAGATTCGCGTGGTACCGTGCGTACGTGGCCCTAAATGCGTCTGCGCTCGGCGCTCTGATCAAGAGCAAGCTGCTTGCTGACGCGGCCAATTCCAAGGCGGTGAACAACGCGGCGCTGACGGCGCTGTGCAACTGCATCGCGCAGGCCTGCGTCGAGCACATCGTCGCGGCCGCTGTCGTGACGATTCCGCCAGGCGTGGCCGTCGCGACCACCGGCACCGCGGCGGCGCAGGCCGGCGCTACCACGGCGCCCGGCCTCGGGACGGTGTCGTAATGGCTGAGGGCTTCGGCACCGACACGTGGGCAACCGACCAGATCTTTACGGGGCGCCTGGCGTCCGGCGCGGAGCTCGTGGGCCAGGCCATCTATCGTCGGCTCACCACCGCCCGCGGCACGCTCCGCGACGGGGACGACGGGCAGGTCTACGGCACCGATGTGTCTGACTTCGTCGGCTTGGTCGGCCCGGACAACGCAGTGGATGCGCTGCCGGACGTGGTCGTGGCCGAGATACTCAAGGTCGACCGCGTGGAGCGTGCCGACGTGAACGCTTCGATCGTCCGCGAC